TGTTCCACCAGATATGGGATTAGAGGAGCCGTTGAAGCTCCCCCATTTTCTATCGCATTCACCATCTTTATAACGAGTATCATTTTTACTCCACTCGTCCCATACTGAACATTCATATCCTTCGGCTTTGAGTGCCATGCCAATGTTGACCCATTCTTGATAAGATAAATTTGATACATCTATTTGCTTCAAAGCCTCTAATATATTGTCCATTTAAATTCCTCCTACGGTTGATAACTAGTTGCGTCGATACCTCTTGGTAATATCCAACTATTAACTGAAATGCGCGTGATCATTTTGCTAGCTGCTTCGAATGCCCACATACCAACGTGTAAGAAACCATAACGTTCTAGGAAGCGGATTTGTTTTGGTGTTGCTAGGCCTTCTACTTGTCTATTCTTAAGTTTTTCAATAAGCATACTTGCCATACCGCAGCTTGTTACAGCCTCTGGATAAATGCCATGTTTTTCTAGGTAATCTAGTTGTCTTTCAGTAGCTGGTCCCATCTCCCACATAAATGCTGGCTCATAATTAGCTAAATCTTCAGCAGCAATCGAGAATGCATATTGGATTGGATCAACTAGTTTTTGTTTCTTTCTTCGCATAGATGCAAGTTCTCTAGCGAGAGCATCTTCACGTTCTTGAATAACATCTTTTTCTGCTTCTGTTTCAGCATCAAGTAAATCAATGCCACTTTCTTTATCCATCATCATTTTATCGATGCGTTTTGCGAGCTCTTCATCTTTAGAAATCAGTGCTGATGGTCTACATAAATCATGGCGTTCTGTCATCCAAAGAAAATCAAGTAAAAGTAATTCTTTCTTATTCGGAGCAAGCCTCATACCACGACCTACCATTTGTTGATATAAACTTCTTATTTTTGTAGGTCTTAATACAATAATGCAATCGACAATAGGACAATCCCAACCTTCAGTAAGAAGCATCGAATTACATAAAACGTCATATTCTCCCGCTTCAAAATCAGCTAACACTTCATCTCTGTCTGTGCTATTACCGTTAACCTCCGCTGCTCTGATGCCATGAAGATTGAGTAACTCACAAAACTTTTGAGATGTCTTAACTAATGGCAAGAACACAACAGTTTTTCTACCTTTACAGTAATTAAGCATTTCAAGTGCAATTTGATTTAAGTAAGGTTCCAAAGCTGAGCCAATTTCACCAATAGCGTAATCACCATTCGATACACCAACATTGTGTATATCAAGTTCAAGTGGTATCATTTGCGCTTTTACTGGACACAAATACCCCTCTTTAATTGCTTGATGTAATGAGTATTCATACGCTTTTGAATCAAAGTATTTTCCTAAACTTTTTTGATCTGAACGATCAGGTGTAGCAGTTACCCCGAGTATATTTGCCCCATCGAAATGTGTGAGTATTCTTTGATAAGTATCACTCATAGAATGATGTGCTTCATCTACAACAATCGTCTTAAAATAATCCTTTGCAAACCCTGTTAATCTTTTCTCTTGGGATAAGGTTTGAACTGATGCAATGGTGACTAATTTTTTTGAGCCAATGGCACTGGACTCAGCCTTTTCCAAAGCTGAATCCAATCCACTAGTTTCAATTAATTTTTTAGCTGCTTGTCCTAATAATTCACCGCGATGAGCTAAGATTAGTGCCTTACTTCCGTCTTTTGTTTCTTCTTCTACAACCTTTGAGAAAACGATGGTTTTACCAGTTCCTGTTGGAAGTACTAATAATGTTTTTTGATGACCGTCTTTCCATTCGTTTCTAATTGCATCAACTGCTGCATTTTGATAAGGTCTTAGTACCATAGTAAATTCCTCCTAAAATGGAAGTGGCTCAAAGAACTCTTCGTTGTAATCGATGAATCGATCAATATCGTTTGTGAATTTCTCTTCACCTTGATTATTCGTATATGAACGTTGTTTGAAATGTGCTCTACCGTTAGAACCGATGACCTTATTCCAGTCCATTGTCAGTTTTTCACCATGTTTCTTTTGTCCTATGCATCTAAAGAATGCTGAAATGCGCCATTCTAAAGAACGATATAACAGTAGGTCAAACTTAACAATAGCAAGACCATCTTTGGCATCTACTTGCACAGTAATTGATGCTTTATTACATGCTGGAACTTTTGGTCCACCAGGAAATCTTCCTCGTTCAAAATTTGTAACTGTAAAATTGTAATCACCTTCAGGAAGTAATATAAAATCCTGACCGTCAGTTTCGATGGAATCATTCCAGTCCATCAACATATCTTTGTTTTCATTCATGATTATTTTTCTCCTTCTTTATTTTTTATGGATTCGATGATCTTCTTCCAATTTGGAATGATCCATCGTGTTATAAAATCGTCTGAATAATTGGTAATTGGTTCTGTTTCTTGATAGTGACCTTTAGCTACTACTACTTTTTGTAAATCTGCTTCAGTGATTCCTGAATCTTCAATCATCTTATTAAGTTTGTTGACTGTAGCTACACTAGTGATATCTTTAGGGTCAGGAAATGGTACTTCTGGCTTAACGAATTCTTGACCTTCAAATAGGTGTGCAATGGATGCAAATTTCAGTTCAAGTTCTTCTGGTAAATCAAATCTGTTTTTCGCATCATAGGTAGGGTTATGTGTGGTGTATAAAACACGTTTTCCACCTTGAGCTTTTTTAGAGTTGTTTTCTGTGGTGATGACATAAATCTTATAGTTCACAAAGAAGAGTGCATCACTCCATTCCTTTAATAACGGTGCAACTTGTTTTGATAGTTTCATCTCATAGCGATCAAATGCACCTTGTTCTTCTGGAAGTTCAAACTTTCTAGGCTTTGCATGAGCAGTAATCACCACATTGATACCGACTTCAATCAGTTGATCCATGAGTGTTAATAATTTGGAAAACTCATCAACCAAATAAACATAACCTTTACCGTAACCGAAATCCTCGATGTTATTCTTTCGATACTTTTCGCATACTGCATTTGTACATAGTGATTCAGACCAATCCGCTGTATCTAAAACAACTGTCTTGCAAATGGTTGGATTATCTATAATTTCTTTCACAACCAAGATCAGTTCATCCCAAGATTTATTACACTTAATTCTTCTAATATCTAAATTGCTTGTCCCGCCTTCTGTATCAATAAATAGTGGGTCAGGGAATTGACTAGCAAATGTTGATTTACCAATCCCCTCAGGTCCATAGATAACAATTTTTAATGGACGTTTTTCTTTACCTTCAGTAATTTTTAACATTTTATTTATCTCCTTCTTCTATAATGGTTGCCTCTTCACGAGGGTCTGTCTTTGGTACTAATACAATAGAGCCAGCTTGCATCGTAATGAATGCGCCAATGAGGCTACTGATTTTGTCTTTTCCGATGCGTTTGGTTAACTCTGTAATTCCAGCGACCTTTTTTGGTGCATATGGATCAATCTTTACCTCTTCACATGCTTTGATGACTGCTTCTTCATTGGTTATCTTTCTTGATCCTTTGGAATGAACAAGTTTGAAATTAGACCACTTATGTCCATTGATTGCTTTCTTTAATGCAAATTCCTTCATATCCTCAGCAAACTGAATCATGTCATCTAGTTTTGGTAGTAATGCTTCGATTTCAGCATCAGTTAATGTTGCAATTGGTTTAGTTGTTTGCTGGATATTTTCCATGTTTGTTTCCGCTCTTTTAGCACAGATAGCTTTTCCTGCACAATAACGACAATACTTACCTGGTGTTGCTTCTGGGTTATTTTTTTTCGTTCTTCCTACTGCAGGGATTAAGATGTCTGATTCAAACTGCAATAGTTCATCGATCGACATTTCATAATCATTTGTGTTGGATATTACGGGTTGATAGATGACTAGTCTTACCTTTTTGACTGGATATAAGTCCTTGTATGCCTTGTAAAAGTAAAGTGCATAAATACCAAGTTGCGAGTTAAACATTCCAGTGCTACTATCAAATGCTTGTACAGGTGTTCTACCAGTCTTTAAATCGATGACAGTAAGTGTTCCTCCATCCACTGATGAGATAATGCCGCAATCCAATGTTCCTCCTGCATCTTCATCAAAATTCATGTCAAGATGTTGTTCAATCACAACTAGTGGCTCAATATCAGAACGTTTCTTTTCAAACTCAATGGTATTGATCACAAAGTCTGCATAACCATCAGCGATTTCTTGCATGTCATCTGAATACATATCAAGTTCTTTGATTAGTTCATCGATGGGTTTCACTTCGCTGTCATAGTCAATTAGATTAAGAGACTTACTGATTAGTGCCGCCCCTAACTCATGACATTGTGTTCCGAACTCAGCTTGCGGACTTGACTCTTGACTTGTTCCATCATTAAAGAGTGTACTCAGTGCGCAATTAAGCCATGTACTGCTTTTACTTGGACTGTACTTTCTACTGTGAATCGTCGGACTTCTTGACATCGTCTTTTCCTCCTTTGTTACTATCTGCTTCTTCCGGAAGCAACATCACTTCTAGTGCCAATGTTTTAGTCGTTTCACTAATAAGTAGTAATGTCTCGACTAAATCCTTATCCGTAAGATAGGGCTTGTTGGCTACTGTTTCTTTCTTCATTTCTCTAAACCTCCTTTTATTTGAAAAGGGTCGTTTTTCCTCTTCAAAGGATTAATGGCGAGGTTTGATTTGGTTTGCCGGTTATTATTCATACTTTTTCATTTTCTCTTTCAAAATGCTTGTAAGCTTGACTCTTCGTTCCTGTACGGTACTTCTACCTTTTCCAAGCTGAGCAGCAATTTCCGAATCAGTTTTTCCATCATTGAAATACTTTAAGATCAATTGATCCGTTTCATTAAATTCGCTGACTTGCTTCCAAAGGTAATCATTTTGATCTTGTGCAACTCTTTGTTCACGTTCTTCTTCATAGGTTCCATCAGCAAATTCAAATTCATAATTCTCGCGCATGTAATCCATAGATATAGAAAAGCCATCTCTGACTTTGGAACACTGACTGCAATCAGCTCGGCATTTGACAAGTCCAAGCTTTTCTGATGGAATCATACATCTTGATTCCGTGTCTTTTCTGCGGATCTCGTTACGTTCTTCATTTCTATGCCAATGGAAATACTCCTCAGTACATGGAATAAATCTAAAGTCTCCATCAGCATCTTTGAAGGGAACCCAGTGTGTTAGTTTGTTTTCAGGATCACTTTGTAGTTGTTCTAAGCTTCCATAGCCAAATAGCATGGGATTTTTGTTCTTTTCTGTTCTTGTTGCTTTCATAAAAAATACCTCCAAATCAGATTTGTATTCTGAAATGGAGATATTCTTCTCTTAGTAGTGTAAGCAGTTCAAAGGTGTCAGCAAAAAGAATGGTTTGTATAACTCCATTTCAATTTGCAGACCTGTCTTCACAATAGATAGAACTGCATTATTAAATTGATTAGATAATTCTGTTGTGAATCTTATATGGTTAGCAATTCCAAATAAGCAGAACTATCTAATAATGTTGTCTTTTGCAAAATTAATACCGCGTTCGCTTGTTTTCTTTTGTTTTCACCGCATGTTACTATTGTTGCTTTTTTGTATTTATGATAAAATAAATAATATATACTAAAAACAATTAATGAATCTGACACCAACTTTGCTTGACACTTATATTCTACTCGAATGCTTGTTCTTAATCTTGGTAGCAATTTTGCGGTGTTTTTGCAGTGTTTTTTCATTATTATAAGGAGGCTCTAGATGGACAAATTTAATATAGCGGAGTATATTACAATAGTAAAAAGTGGATTAGTCTCTTGTCGAGGACAAGGACCGGCCGGAATTTTATTACTTGAGCAGATCGGTAATTTGTTAAGTCCAAATATTTATTTTGATGATACAAAAATTAGCAGATTAACCAAGCATATAAATAATGTTCCAAATGAAATCATAAATGCTGTAAGTGATCCTAGAATTGTTGCAGCAGTCATTTCTGGCTTTAGTACAAACGTTTCTAGTGATTTTAATTCAACTACAATTGATAACGTATGTCTAAATCTTATTAGATTAATAAATAACGAACCAAATTTAGCAAACTCATACAAGACAACCCTTAATAATGCATATAACTCGGGTGATAATTCTACTTTTCTTGCGATAGCTCTTATGCATGCAGTAGGTATGGATAACACAAATGAATCGAAGGAAACATCAAGTGATGAGGTTCCATACTTAACAGAAGCTAATAACCACTGTCCTTTTTGCGGTAAAAGTTTATTTAGAAATGTTAGAGGACGAAGTATTAGCGATTATCAGATCACAAAAATCTTTGATGATACCTTTGATAATGAAATAAAAAAAGAGCTAGAAGCGATATACCCAGCTCCTAGCATGATTGATTCAATTGGAAATAAGATTGTTTTGTGTACAAGTTGTTTTAGTGACTATAGAGTAGACCCTACTACAGATAAATATACAAAACTACACGATAAGAAACGTACTTTCGAGACAAACTTAGAAATTACAAGTGAACTATATTCAATTGATATCGAAAATGAGTTGTATAAAATCGTTAAAGATCTTGGTGAATTCAGTCAGGATAAAGAAAGCGGATTGATACCCCTAGACCCTTTAGAACTTGTAGAAAAAATTCCTGATGACATATTACTTAAAGATGATGTTACTAAATGGGTATTGAGATATTACAAATATATTGAAAAGCAATTTTCGGATCTTGATGCGTCTGGTGTTAGTAGATTTAAAGTAATTGCTTCAGAAGTATCTTTGGCATATGAAACCTTAGATGCAATGGGTATGCTGAGTCAAAAAGAGATTTTCAACAGACTTGCAATGTGGATGGCAGATCAATTAAGTTATCCGAGAGATAAGATTTCTGTTGTAAATATAATAGTTGCATTTTTCGTGCAGAATTGTGAGGTGTTTCATGAGATTTCCTAGTAAGGTCACGACTTATAATGATAGTATCATGGCCAAATTTCCTTTAGTTTTCAAGGAACTATCTAATGAGGATTTAACACCAGACAATCTATATAGCAAAATTAAAAACAAAGTTAATGGTATTAGTGAGTTTATGGAGATAATCGTAAGCTTATATGCTTTAAACGAAATTGAACTTATTAACGAGGAGGTTTTGCACTATGTTAAAAAGTATTAGTTGTGATAAATTTATATCTAATGGTGAAGTCAGGGAACCTATAATTTTTCATACTGGGTTAAACACTGTTTTGGGCAGTTCTGATGCAAAGAATTCAATCGGTAAATCAACTTTTTTGATGATTATAGATTTTGTTTTTGGAGGAGCAGATTACTTAAGTAAAAAAACAAAAGATTCAGTTCACAATGTAGGCCATCACACCATTAATTTTAGCTTCGAATTTGATAATGAAATACTTTACTTCTCTCGTTCAACCGATAATCCTGATTTCGTTAATATGTGTGATTCAAGTTATAAAACAGATAAGACAATTACTCTTGACGTCTACAATAAAGCCCTAGCAAAACGTTATGGTTTATTAGAAAATGGTATTTCTTTAAGAGATGCGGTAGGTCGTTTTTTCCGCATTTATCATAGAGAAACAACTAATGAACAATATCCTCTAAGAGCAGCTACTCAAGAAAATGTAAATTCCGGAATTATTGCACTCATTAAATTATTTGATTCTTATAATCCTATTCTTGAGCAAGAAAAAATTAGTAAAGAAGCTAAAGATAAATCAAACACTATAAATAAAGCTAAAAAATATAGCCAAATTAAAGCAGCATCAAATAATACTGAATTTAACAAAAATGTTACGCAGTTAGAGGATCTTCAGAAACAATTAGATAACCTATCTACAGAAACACAAAATGGTTTGTCAGACTTAGATGCAATTCAAGCTCAAGAGCTTGCTGATATCAAGAGTGAACTTAGTGGTTTAAGAAGACAACGAACACAATTAAAATCTCAACTAAATGCTATAAACGAAGATAAGGATTTCTCTAAGAAGAATTTTAAACATGACTATGATTCATTAAAGGAATACTTTCCTGAAGCAAATTATCAAGAACTTGAAAAAGTTGAAGAATTCCATAGTAAACTTTCAAAAATTCTAAAAAAAGAATTTAAGGAAAAATCTGATGAAATCAATCTACTTCTATCATTAGTGTATGAAAAGATTGAGTCTTGTGAAACAAGAGCAAAACAAATTAAGGCAGCTCCAAATTTATCAAAAGCAATATTGATTAGATATGCGGAACTTACAAAATCAATTGAGTTGCTTAAAGAGGCTAATAAAAACTATATAGAGAGTCAGAAACTTCAAAAAGCATCAAAAGAAGAAAAAGAGAAATACGAAACTTTAATTAAAGATACAATTGTTACAATTCAAAGTTCTCTGAATACAGCAATGAAAGAATATACTGATTTTGTATATGCTGGAACAAAAACATCACCTAAAATTGACATAATTGATTCTAGTCATTATAATTTTTACACACCAAATGATACTGGTACAGGTTCTTTGTGCAGAGGTTTAGTTATCTTCGATTTAGTTGTTTTAAACAATACAAAACTACCAGCTGTTGTGCATGATACAGTTATTCTAAAACATATAGAAGATGATACTTTAGAAAAATTAATTGAACTATACGAAGATAGTCCTAAACAAGTCTTTATTGCTTTTGACAGGGATACTACATATAGTGAAAAAATGCAAACCATTTTGCATAAATCAAAGGTTCTTAAACTATCCTCAGGAGGAAACGAGCTATTTGGTAGAGCATGGAACGAGATTCAAAAGGAGGTATAGAATATGCGTTTTTCTTATAACAAATTGTGGAAACTATTAATCGACAAAGACTTTAGTAAAAAAGAATTGGCTGAAAAAAGCAGCATAAGCGTTACTTCTGTTGCTAAACTTAAAAAAGGCGCAAATGTTAACACTGACATCCTCTTAAAAATTTGTATTGCTTTAAAATGCGATATATCTGATATTGTGGAGATTATACAAGAATAAAAAAATAGCGACTCAACTCAATTACGAGCTGGGTCGCTTTATTTTTTAGTTATGAAAACTATACTTCGAATCCACCTGTGGTAATAAACTTTCTCAATTCAATATCTGCTAGTAATTTAACTTTTCTTAAAGAGAGTGTATCTCCTGTTCTTTTTTCAAAGAAAATTTTAGCTTTATTGATATCCAGAGTTGACTTAAGATCATCTAGCCTCCCAAACTCATTGATATTTGATTCATTGACATTAAGATTCATTAGGTTTCTTAGTTTGCGTTCATCTAGCCCTAGACTTTCTGAGAATTTCCTAATGTAATCGTTATAAGCTTTAAAATGGTACTCGGTTATGTACTCTCTAAATTTCTTACTTGAATCAATTTGAATGTTACCCAGTTCCAAGTCCAATAGAAATTGTTTTGCAAATTTCTGCTCTTCTTGACTTAGTGTAGCAAACGTTTTATACAGTTCAATTAATGCAGTGTCTTTAGCTTCAAGATTACCTGCTGATAAATTCTTAACAAAAAGTTTAAACTTTGAATCCATGTAACCATCGTCAATTGTGTCCGTTTTTATTTCTGTAATGTGAGTATTAATGTCAAATGGTATATCCTCTTGCTTTGTGCCTTTCGAGAACAATTCTTTATATCTTTGAACCAAAATCAAATATGTAGTTTCATCTAAGTTTAATGTAATTGTTTCAGTCACCCCGTTCGGTTGATTAAAATCATAAGATAATTGTTTCCAATTAAATCCTTGAACCTTTGCTGAACTTAAGTAGTTATTAAAATTAGAGAAAGATTTAGCGAACTTCTTTTTCCAATCTAAATTTTCATCAATTCTTTCGAAAATGAAAATACCTACAGACTCAAATAAATCCTTTATTTCTTGAAACAAAAAGTTCATTTGATTTAGGTTTTTGTTTAATTTATCAACAAAGATTCCAAACGGTATATTTCCAGAGTACTCATTAACTGCTTCTTTTAGGTTTTCTTCCATTGTATGTGGATATCTATACCATACAATTGTTCCGTGAGGTTTATCTGGACCATGTAATCTATTTGTTCTAGATATAGCTTGTATAAAATTTTTTCCTGCTAGTTTCTTATCTAGATACAGAGTGTTAATCCATTTAGAATCAAATCCTGTTAATAATTGATCCACTACAATGATAAGATCAAGTCTGTCCTCAGATTTAATATTTAAATAAGGTTTTTTATGCGATAACCTGGCACAAGCATCTTTTTTAAAGTTTGGATATGTTGCAATAGTATATTCGCTTCCAAACATATTTTTATAATCTGTAAGTATATCTGTGATGCCTAACATCTTCCAAATCGAACCTGGATCATTAGAATCGCTAGGATCAAAAAGAGCTGTAACCCTAAGTCCACTATTTGCATCCCTAAATAACGTATAATATTTTATAGCTTCAGGAATAGAGCTGGTTGCAAAAATAGCATGGAATTTCGAATTAACACTTCTTATCAACCAGTTATCTATAATATCTTTTACAACTGCTTTTTCATGTTCATCAGTTTCGTATTGTGCTCTAGGTATAAACTTCTCAATTTCAGTCATTTTACAAGTTTCCTTTCCACGATTCATGTAGTAAAGAAACTTATTTCTTGTTTTTGGATTACTCATAGCTTCAGCAACCGATGAACAGTTACATTCTGATAAAGCAACCTTCTCACGTAGCACCTTATCATCATATGTAGTAACTTTATATGGATCAAAACCTAACACATTTTTATCTCTAATTCCATGTACTATTGTGTACCTATGAAGCTCTTTCCCAAAAATATCTGCAGTATAGTCGTGATCTGGTGTACCTGTAAATCCAAAATAAATAGCGTTTGGGAAAGTTCTCTTAATATCCTGATGCATGTCTCCTTTTTGATCTCTGTGGCATTCATCAATAATAAAGACAATTTTCTTAGATTTGATTTTATCTAAATCTTTGGTTTTTATGTTGCTTTCATCTTTGATTCTGCTCATTTTTTGAATTGAAGTTACTATTAGAACATTGTCAGCTAAGTCACTTTTCAGTTTAGAAATTAATACCTGAGTATCCTCTGTAGCTTGTACAGATTCAGAAGGATCAGAAAAGTTCCTATAATTAATTAGAGATTGATCTCCTAGTTCTATTCTGTCAAGAAGGAAAATAACTTTATCTGCATCTTTTGAATTTGCTATCAACTGAGCAGCTTTGAATGAGGTCATTGTTTTTCCTGAACCAGTTGTATGCCATATATATCCTCCATGTTGATCATCTTTAGTCCAATTCGTTCTAGCAACTTTATCGGATATTGCAGCAGAAGCAAAAAACTGATAGCTTCTCATTACTTTTAAAACACCATCCGAATCATCTGGGATTGTATAAAAGCCAATCAATTCGTGAGCCATTGGTATTGATAAAAGTTTTGTAGTAAATGTTTTCCAGTCTAAAACCAAATCATTGTTAAAATCCTCCCAATGAAAATAGAAATCAGGATTAAATTTTCCAGATGGTCCTGGATTGGCGTAATAAACAGCTTCTTCTGGATTCATTACCACAAAAATTTGGACTAAAGAGAAAACCCCCGTATAAACTCCATTAACCATATACTTTTCGATTTGTGTTTGTGCTTGTGTAATCGACACCTTCGATTTTTTTAATTCAACATGAAAAACAGGCATGCCATTAATAAGAAGCATAACATCGCCTCTTCTAGATGGATATACAGTATTGTTGGTTTTATACATCGGTTGCTCAGCTATTTGATAACGGCTCTTGCCACCAGCAATTTCCATACGGTCATAAATCTTCAAACTAACATTTTTCCCAAAATGAAGTGAATCATTTTGATTGTCTCTTGTAATTGTAACAGTTTTACCATTAATGAAATTATTTAGTGCAACTGGTGTTTTCAATATTTGAACTTGGGTTAGTATTTGATTCATTTCACTGTCGGTTAATGGGCAACCATTTAGAGTGTCTTTATCTTTATTGTTATCGAATAATATAGTTGACCAATTTTTAATAAGATCTTCTTCTGTAGGATTTTTAAGGACATTTTCTTCCCACCCACATTTTTTGCGAAGCAAGTTAACAAATGCTTCCTCGAATATTAACTCGTCATTAAATTGCATATAAATCCTCCTTAAGCAAACATTTTTGAAAGTAGAGTAGCTTTTAGATGTTTTAATGTTTGAACTTCTCTTTCTTGACTAAAAATCAGTTTATCAAGATTACTAAAAAAATCAACTATTTTCTTTTGTTCAGTTTTATCGGGATAACTTACTAATGTTCTAGTTAAAAACTCAAAATTAAAGCTGGTAACTTTCGATCCCTGCATATATGGTATTAATTGATCATGAAAGTGATTTGTATTCATGAAAATACCTAAATAACCTTTTTCAAAATCGACTAAAGGTCTACATGGATATGTATGCAAACCAGATAAAGTTGGTATTTCCAGTTCATTATATATTTCGACCATTTTTCCAGCTGTTGTATCTTCAGCGGTGTCAGCAAAAACGATATCACCAGTTTTCAAATATGATTCTTGTTTGAAATTTATTAACTCTACATCAGAATTAATAAATGGAACAATAGTACTTTCAATATCAATTGCGAATCCATATCTTATTAAAACATCACCATAATGTATATTCTTTACTAGTCCATCTTTATAATTAAGTTGATTCCTAGAAAAAGTATTGTTACTTAATTTATCAAACAATGAACCAAATTTATCTGATTTCCATACACTTTCAAATTCATCAAATCTAATTTCAGGAACAGTACTTCCCTTTTTAGGGAACATCTTATTTAGCATAGATTGTTTATGTTTCTTTATTTTTTCTAACTCTTTAAATTTTTGTTCTATCAATGAATCTAAGTTTGTATGAAATGTTTCTATTTTTGTTTGAATATCATATTTTGGATGTAAGACATTAATTGAAAAAACATCTTGCATTTCTGGATGTTTAATACTACTTCCTCTAAAAAATCCTTCTATTTGATTTTGTATATTTTTTAAGTGATAATATAAAAATTTAGGAGAGACATTAGAATAAGATTTTGCTAAATAGTTTCCTGATGAAATGAACTTACCGTTATAATACTTTATATTTGCAGTTCCACCAGAAGGTAATGTGATGACTTCACCTTCATCATATATGTTTTTACATTTTTGAGTCGTAGTAAATCCTTCAAAGTTACCTGTTGATAATAATTTAATGTTACCTTTTCCTAGATTTAATGACTCTAATTTCTTTGCAGTAATGTTTGTTTTATACTCATTAATTTGATTTTGCATAGCAGGAGAGACATTTGAGAATGTTTTATTCCAATACATTAATTTAAATATTTCACTATTCATCCATAGATCAGTATCATTTTTAAATCTTATTAGCGGGCTACTTCTCATCTTTTTCACCTAAAAACAACTTTTTTAACTCTTTCAACCCTTTTTCATCGAATTTATTCCCGCGTAAATCATCTATCATAAAAGCCAATGAAGTTTTCGAGGTTTTAATACTATCTGTTATTTCTTCATATGTAACTAGATATTTTTCATTCAAAGATTCAATTTTGAAACTCAAATCATAAATAGTATTGTTTGAAAGATTTTTTAACCTTGCATATAAAGGATTAATCCACTTATCAATAAGATTTTTTATAGCATCATCATCAGATAGTCCTTCAATTTTTGCTTTTGTATTGAATACTAGTGATTCTTGTAATAATTTTTTATCTCTTTTAGCTTTTTTTGTTCTTTCATTTAGATTATTAATTTTAATGATTGTATCTTCATAAGAATCTTCGTCAAATTCAGCGCCTTTTTTGATTTCTTTCTTTAGTTGAGATATTACAGCATTTAATTTTTTTGAAACAATATTTCCATCATCATCTAATAGTTCTGTTTTATCATTAGGATCAATTGAATCTAGTAGGGACACTTTCTCTAATTCGAATACACCTATATTTTCAATTAAGGAGTCTAGCTTCAGCTTAATATCTTTAAAATATGTTTCTTGAATTTGTTCAAAGGGAAGTATGTGACCAACCCAGCCATCTTGAATTTCATACAATTCTTTAGTTTTATTGTTTTTCTTAAAAACCATATTTGGATCAACTTGTTTAATTGCTTCATACCCTTCAACTTGCAGTAATTCTAAATCAAGGGATATTATATTCCAATAATTATCTAAGATTTGATAAGCATCATAATAGTCAATAAGAGAAACATCAGCCAATATCTCTCTGAGCTTATTTGATAAAACATTTTCTTGCTTT